TACTGGACCAGTAGTAATACTGGTTCCGGCAGAACTAATTCCAAGGTTGAAACCACCTGTTGCCGTAACTATACCAACAGCATTGATACCACCAGCGAGTACTTTAATGCCAGTTCTAAAAGTACCAATGCCTAATGAGTCAACATTTGTTACATCTTCGTATGTGAGAGTTCCGCCTACAGAGACATTACCACCAACGCTTAAATTAGTCCCATCAAAAGTTAAATTGGCAGAACCAGAAGTTACGTTAGATGAGTTCTTGAATACAACTTGATTAGCTGATCCTCCTACAGTTGCACCAGAGGCACCCTGAGCACCAGTAGCACCTTGAACACCTTGTGCACCTTGAGGTCCAGCTACATTTGAAGCTGCACCAGTAGCACCTTGAACTCCTTGATTGCCTTGAGGACCTGTGGGACCAGCGGCACCCTGAGCACCAGTAGCACCTTGAACTCCTTGAGCACCTTGAACACCTTGTGAACCTTGAGGACCAGTTGGTCCAGTAGAACCTGCGGCACCCTGAACACCTTGAGGACCAGTTCCACCAGGAGAACCAGCACCCGTGGCACCTTGTGCACCTTGTGCTCCTTGGACACCTTGTGAACCTTGTGCTCCAGTGGCACCTTGGAAACCCTGATTTCCGGCGCTAACTACACGAACCCAAGATGATCCATCCCACTGCCATCTAGTTCCATTTTCATTATGGATATCGTTAAGACTAGGACTATTGGGAAAATTTAGCGCCATTATCTATCTTTTTGAGTATTTATGAGGGTTTCGTTGGCCATACTGGGTTAGCAGGATCACTAGTGTTTGCAGGTAAGTCGCGGAGTGCCTGACGATATGATTGATATGTTGTTTTTATTCCAACAGGAACATCAGCACCTTGTGTCCAGTCAGTTTCAGCCAGCAAACGACTACGATTATTACGCAATTCCTCCCAAGGCAAATCAGCGATTAACCGATCTACCTCAGTTTGAATTTCTTCGTCTGTTGGTTTTGTTCCAACGACAACATGCCACACAATAGATCCATCAGACATGACTGAACATTCAGATTCTGGTGACAATTTTTGGAGTGCTCTTGATTTAATTACAACAATGTTCATTATGCACAGACCTCCATGAGAGTTACGATTGTTCTGCCAGTATTATACAAAGAATTTGAATTATATGCGCTTCCGATGGTTACATATCTTGTATTGTCATTAGTTCGCACATATAACCTATAGTAGGGATCAGTAGTACTAGGAGTACTTAAATTTGTTGCACTAACCCTTTCTTGATCGTATATCTGATGTCCACTGCTAGACATAGAAATAGCACAAGATCCAACCATTCCTCTTGTACTGTGAGCAATGTTGCTTCCATTAGATGATGATGTTCCTTCAAACAAAGTGAAGTAGTGCGGTTGAGCCCAAGAACCTGAGCTAGATTCCCCTTGACTTAATTCAATTGTTGCAAGCACTTTGCTTCCTGATTTTAAGGTGTTCGGAAAAGATGCAGTAATTAATCCAGAGTTTACAAAACTCGTTGAATTAGTGCTATATTCACTGTCAGATATTTCTTGTACGACTTGCAAGATTCTTGCACATTCGTCTTGAGTATCGTTTGGAAATACTATTGGCATAATTAGTTAACCTCCGTCAGGTTGAACTTATATTTTTTACCGTTTCTCCTATTTAGGAGGAACAAATCATCCTCACCCTCTTGAATAGTCCAGACACCCCAAGTTCCATCTACCTCATTAGCACCACCCTCGTTAGAAAGTTGAAGGTCAGTGGTATAGATATTATTCCATCGTTTACCAGACGCACCTAAATCGTAAGTCGCATCAGCATCAGGATAGCAACGTCCAGTTATTTCAACACCATCAGATTTAGTGACCAGTTTAGAACTGTTAGCATACATCAACTGCACACTACCGCCAGGAGCGCAGTAAATTGCATTTTCGTCGCCATTAACTCTAAGAATTAGGTTGGCGTAAGCTTTTATGTATAGGTTTTCACCAGTATTTTCAGTTCTAATAATAAAGTCACCAGCACCATTGTGATCAATATAAGAATGACTGCCATCGTGATAAATTTGCAGGTCACTGCTCTGACCCATTGCAATCTTGTCGTTATCCCTAA